TACAACTGTCGGTCATTCTTCTGGTGATACATATTCAATAATTCTAGAACTGGTAAAAGAGTATAGCTAGATAATATATGAGGTTTAACGATGGCGGCTCCTAGCAGAAAACGCTCAAAGATGCCGCCTCGTAACAAAAAGAATTTTAGACCTACCAGCAAAGGAGCTGGTATGACAAAAGCGGGTGTAGCTGCATACCGTAAATTAAATCCTGGTAGCAAGTTAAAAACAGCCGTTACAAAAAAGAAAAATTTAACAAAAAAAGAAAAAGCTAGAAGAAAATCTTTTTGCGCTCGTTCAGCAGGGCAAATGAAAAAATTTCCGAAAGCTGCTAAGAACCCTAATTCTAGACTAAGACAGGCTAGAAAGAGATGGAGGTGTTGATATGTCTTTATGGGAAAGATTGTCAGGCTTCTTTGGATGGATTAAAGTAAGAGCACGTGACGAAGATGGTCGTTATGTAGCGGATGATAAATCAACCGCTAAAAACGAAGCATACGAATATAAACGTGTTAGTGCTGAAAAGAAACCAAAAAAGCGTGGCAGAAAAAAGAAAGTTAGTTAGTGTACGAGTATAAATGTAAAGTGACACGAGTTGTCGATGGCGACACAATAGATGTAATATTAGATCTAGGTTTTTCTGTGCTCCATAAATGTCGTGTCCGTTTATACGGTATTGATACACCAGAGTCTAGGACAAGAGACTTAGATGAAAAAGCTCTAGGTTTGTTAGCGAAAGACTTTTTACAAAATAAAATAGCTGCTGGTGAAAATATTATTTTACGTAGTGAGTTAAAAGACTCTAAGGGTAAATATGGTCGAGTTCTAGGTTCAGTAATTGTTGATGGGGTAGATATAAATTTATTAATGGTTGAAAGTCATCATGCAGTAAAATATTATGGACAGAGTAAGGAAGTAGTAAGAATGGCACATGCAGCTAACAGACAAATACTTATAGAAGACGGTATTTACGTTCCAACAAAAGATTATGTCTAGTAATATCAGAGATTTAAATAAAGTTATAAAAGCTTTGGAGAAAGCTAGCAAGACACATGCACGACAAGCTAAAATGTTAGATAAGATAGTATCTGATCAAAAAAAATTACTAAGAAAAAATGCCCCTAAAAAAAGGAAGTAGTCAAAAAACTATATCCGCCAACATTCGCACATTAAAACAAGAAGGCCGTCCACAAAATCAAGCAGTAGCTATTGCTTTGTCAAAAGCAGGCAAAACAAAAAAAATGTCTAGAGGTGGCAAGGTTCGAGATCCTAAAGTAGGTACAGGCAGAAAACCTAAAGGTTCAGGTAGAAGACTATATACAGATGAAAATCCTAGAGATACTGTTTCAATCAAATACGCTACACAACAAGATGCTAGAGATACTGTCGCAAAGGTAAAACGTACAAAAAAACCTTTTGCTCGGTTAATTCAGATCTTAACAGTGGGAGAACAGCGATCAAAATATGGAGGCAAACCTAAGCAAGCTGAGATATTCCGTAGAGGCAAAGATGCGATTAGAAGAAAACATGGTAGAATCAAGTAATGGCTAAGAAGGCAAAAAGTAAAGGAAAAATATGTCCTGAGGGCAAAGCTTGGGCTAAAAGAACTTTTGATGTTTACCCAAGTGCTTACGCTAATTTAGCCGCATCTAAATATTGTAAGGACCCTAATTACGCTAAAAAAGCAAAAGGGGGCAAACGTAAGGGTCGAGCCCAGGGAGGCTTTGTATCTATTAGGGGCCAAGGCAGAGTCATGGCGAATAGGAGAAGATGAGCAAACATAAAGGGCAGCTACAAGAGTGGTTGGATGAAGAATGGGTCCGCATGGATGCCAAAGGCAATATTATAGGCTCTTGTGGTGGTAGAAAAAAAGCTGAAGGTAAACCTAGATGTTTGCCAAAAAAAAGAGCACAAAGCCTTTCAAAGGCCGAGAGAGCTAAAATAGTACAGAGAAAAAGAAGACAAGATCCAAACCCTGATAGGAAAGGTAAACCGATTAATGTCTCTACAAAATTAAAATCAGGAGGAAGTGTGAAAAAACTAAAACCAATACCAGAAGGCAATAAAGGTTTACCAAAGTTGCCGAAGGCTGTAAGAAATAAAATGGGTTATATGAAAAAAGGTGGTTTTGTAGCTCGTGGGTGTGGTAAGATAATGCCTAATCGTAAAAAGGTTACAACTATTAGATAGGAGCAAAATATGCCAGGACATTCTAGAAAAAAATCCAAAAATGGCAGTATGATGCGTCGTTCTAAAGGCGGTAAAATCATGAAGCGTTCTAAAGGCGGAATGATGATGAAGAAATCTAAGGGTGGGATGATGATGAGACGATCCAAAGGTGGAAAAATCATGAAAAGGTCAAAAGGCGGTATGATTGCAGGAAACGCTAATAGAAGAAGACAAGCGCAGATGTCTGTCAGAAAGAAAAGATAAGTGCCTCATCTTATAAGTAATATCCCACATTTCAAATGTTGGGTCAGAAGAGAATTCACCCACAATCATGAAAAATATCACGACGAATATATTCACGCTCTCGCTATAGCAGTTAATACTATACCAGATAGATCTCTTAGTTTTCAGGTGGTTTTTACTGGTGAAGAGTCTAATTGTGAAGATAACGATGAAGGCAATATACATGGTGGTGCTATGTGGGCCCGTATGCCGATACAAGGTATGGTCGCTGATATTCCAATGGAAGACTTTCCAAAACCTATGGAGGATCATATAGCCCAACCTTGGGATTGTGAATCTAGAGAACATGCGGTTGTTGTTATGGATCGTGTAAGCTCGTCACCTTGGTTAGCAAAGATTGACGGTGATTTTTATCAAGCAAAATATCTGTTTACAGTTGACTATACTAATAATGATATTGCAGATGACCCTGCACAACACAAACAATCTCATGTATTATATATAACAGAAGAGTGTGACTGGAAAGGTAATATAGTGGCTCTACCAAATAATAGAGTCCGAGCAACCAGTCCTGCTTTATGGGTTACAGGAGAAGGGGCCCCTGACTTCAGGCCATCTCAATATGCTCATTCAGCAGAGGGTCATGAAAGTTATTTAGATCCAGCTATCACATTTAACAATTTATATGAGGATTGATGGCATTATCAGGTAGTACAGACTTTGAGCCGAACATAACTGAGTTTATTGAAGAGGCTTTTGAGAGATGCGGTGTTGAGCTTAGAACTGGCTATGATTTAAAAACAGGCATTAGATCAGCCAACTTGATGTTAGCAGAATGGGCTAATAGGGGTCTAAATCAATGGACAATAACAACAGGTACACAAACTGTAACAGAGGGCACCGCTAGCTATCAGCTAGGTACAGATGTAATAGATATTTTAGATGTAGTTGTACGAAGAACTATTAATAACAATAGTACCGATATCATTTTAAACAGAATCAGTAGGTCAGAGTATTTTAATATTCCAAACAAAGATACAAAAGCTAGACCATCACAATTCTTTTTAGATAAACAAAACAACCCTACATTATTTCTTTTTCCAGCACCTGAAAATTCTACTGATATTATAAGATTTAATAAGTTAACTAGAATGGATGATGCTGATAATGCTCGAAACACAATGGATATGCCCTTTAGATTTTACCCTTGTTTCGTAGCAGGTTTAGCTTATTACATAAGTCTAAAGAAAAGTCCTGATAGAACAAGTCTGTTGAAAAGCATTTACGAAGAGGAGTTTCGTAGAGCAGCAGATCAAGACGAAGATAGAGCATCTTTTAAAATTAGGCCATCTAATAGGAGTGCCCACTAATGGCATACGCATCTGGAAAATTCGCCTTAGCAATCTGTGATAGATGTGGATTTCGTTACAAATTACACCAGCTAAAAAAAGAATGGAATGGTTTAAAAACTTGTCCAAGTTGTTATGATCCAAAACACCCACAACTCGAACCGCCAACTTACATAACAGATCCTGAAGCTTTATACGATCCAAGACCAAATAATGATAAAGAAAACACAACCTTCGGGCGTGTATTTACATCAACCGATACTATAGGGTCTAATTTTAACGGAGTTTCTGGTACAGCAAATATTGGAGATGTAAGTATATCGACATGACATTATCAGAGCTTAAAACACTAATACAAAATTACGTAGAGTCAACAGAGACTACACTAGTAAATACTCTAGACGATATTATAAAAAATGCTGAAGAAAGAATATTTGAAGATATACAATTTGATTTTTTTAGAAAAAATGTATCTGGTAGCCTGAGTATAGGCAACAGATTTTTAACTTGTCCGAGTGATTTTATTTTACCTTTTAGTTTAGCGGTTATTAATACAAACGGTGATTACACATTTCTTGATAAAAAACATCCAACCTTTATGCAAGAGTACGTCGAAGATCCAGCAGATTCGACCTTACGTGGGTTGCCTTTGTATTACGGTCAGTTCGATAAAGAACTATCTACTGGTTCAGATAACGGTTCAACCCTAATAGTTGCACCAGTACCAGATGCAGCTTACAACGTGGAGTTAAGTTATCTTTACAAACCAACATCATTAGTAACAAACACAACAGGCACTTGGCTTTCAACAAACGCAAGAAACGGTCTGCTTTATGCTTCGATTATGGAGGCTTACACCTTTTTAAAAGGTGAACCAGATCTTTTGCAGTTGTATGAAAGTAGATATCAAGCAGAGATATCTAGGCTTAAAAACAGAGCTGAAGCACGAAGCAGACAAGACGAATACCGTTATGATGCTTTGCGTAAGCCAATAACTTGAGGAATTTTTATGAAGCCTTTAAAAAAGCTTTACAACAGATCTATAGCTATTGTCGGTCTAGGTAATAGTTGGCAAGAATACAATATCGCGAAAACACACGGAGTTGTTTTCGATGAAGTTTGGGCGATAAATGCTGTAGCCGATGTAATCTACCACGATAGAGTTTTTATGATGGACCCAGCAAGTCGCTTTTTAGATACTGACGACGCTGGCGGTCAAACTGATGTTATGAGAAAGTTGTTAGTTAAACACCAAGGACCAATTTATACATGTGAAAAAGATGATAGATGCCCAGGGCTTGTTCTGTATCCTGTCAAGGAGGTTGTGCGTGACACGAAAACATATTATTTAAACAATACAGTTGCATATAGTGTGGCTTTTGCATACTGGAATCAAGTAAGAAAAATATCTTTGTTTGGTATAGATTTTACCTATAAAAGTAACCCAGGATATGCTGAGGCAGGTCGAGGTTGTGTAGAATACTGGCTATCAAAATGTATCGAAAAAGGGATAACCATTGATATAGCGCAAAGCTCTAGTCTGTTAGATGTAAATATTCCGAGTGAAGATAAGCTGTACGGATATCACAGATTATCTGATCCAAGGGTAGTAGGTCTTGATAGCCACGGTAATCCGCACGTAAAAAAAGTTAGCGAGATAAATATGCCAAAAACAGTTAAAGAGTCTGCTTTATTAGATAGATACGATTCACATAAAA